AAAGGCTTAGTTATTAGACGAACCCACGAAAAAGAGATGTTTGAGTCATAATATTACCGTTCGGGAAAGTTTGCTTAAATATTGTGCAAATAACAGCTTTTATTACCGTTCGGGAAAGTTTATGCAAATCCTCTTTTGAAAAGTGGAATTACATGAAAACCAATAAAAATATCCTTATAAATCAGTAAACCGATTAACTGTGTAAAAAAAGACAGCCCCGAAGGGCTGCCATAAAGGTCTCGGAAGGAGACTACACAAGGAAACTAGATAGAGCAACCACCTGCTGTGCAACTTAGCATTTGAGCTCCTTCGACATTGTCGTCATACTCTTTGAAGTTACTCCAGTCTACTGACTCTGGAACTAACATTCTAAGCTGATTGTACTGTTCTTCAGTGCATTCTTCATAAGGTGCTTGCTTGTAAGTACCGCCATCCATCGGCAAGAACGACACACCAGTAACTTCATCGAAGTGTTTGTAAACCCATGCTCCGACATCCATCCATTCATTCTCTTTAACAGAGATAGTCACAGACGGTTTGTGCTCACAGTAGTGTCTCTGGAACAACAACCATAACTTCAAGTGTTGTAGTGCAGACAAGTCATCACGCAATAGAGCACCATCCGCTACAGCAACAGGGAAACTAAATACTGTTGTTGAATCAGGCTTCATCACGCAAGGCTCTGCAACGAATCCAGACTGAATCATGAACTGTGTTAGTGGGTCTTTGTTATCAGCTCTAACACGACGAATATAATACTTACTATGCTGAGGATGTATCCCACTGGCAGTAGAGCAGAGTTGCGATACAGTACCTTCGGGCTTGACAGCTGTAACCGCAACAGATTGGTTAATACCAATAGCAGAAGCGAATTCAGCGTTAGTAACGACAGCAACATCTTTTAGTCTCTCCAATCGTGCTGGTAAGTCAGCATCATCAGGGTTGTTCAACAGTGCGTTATCACAGATACCTGTCATAGACACACCTAGTAGTGCTTCTTCTTCAGTGTTCTTCTGCCAAATCTTACGCAAGTATGGGAAGTTAGTTAACGAAGCTTGGAAAGTACCAAGAATTGATGCCACACGAATCTTACGCTCCAAAGAATCCATATCATCATCGCTGCGAACAATACAGCTAGATAGATTGCAGAACTGATAAGGACGAAGAATAATTTCACTACAGGGGTTAGTACCAAAATCATAAGTATCGTCCCTGCGACCGTTCTTGGCTGCTTGTTTCTGCGATGCATCACGACTGAAGATTCCTCTCTCACCTGAATGTGATTCATAGATAGATGTCCATTCACGCATGAATTGACCGATGTACGGCTTCTCTTTGTAGACAGCAGAGTTGTTAGCCAATGCTCGTTGTCCTTGACCATCCCACCAATTACCAGCCTTAGCATGAGCCATCTTGTCATCAGACAAGTCAGACAATGAAATCATTGCACTTCTTCGTACTCCGCCCACAACAACAACTTCCCCGATTTTACAGAGAATATCATGGCATTCGAGCGATGATAAGCGACGACCAGCTGCCCCTTTGAACTTGGTGATACAAAATCTATAAAGTTCTTCCAAAGGTCCAGGTCCTGACGCTCTTCCACCAAATGTTTTAAGTCTAGCTCCTGCAGGTCGAACTTTTGATACATCGTACCTTGGAATCTCACCAGAATATAAAAGAGCAATGAGCTGTCTAATCGATTTTGCCCATCCTTCTTTAGAATCCGACACAGCAATAGTAGTCTGACTAGTAAACAACTGGTCTGGGACTTCAGGTAGTTTATTGACATATTGTTGCTCCACTGAGAATCCTACACCTGTACCGCATAGGAGAATATACATAGCTTCGTCAAAAGCTTTAGGGTCATCAATCGGTAAGTATGAGCAATTGAATGCTGCGATGTTCTGACGCTCTAGGGCAGGACCAGCAGTCATGATAGCTCTCATTGACGGCATTACTTCTAATTTGTTTACTGCAGACTCTAACTCAGCACGAAGCTCTTTAGTTAAGACATAGTTCTGTTTGTCTTTAAGGTGTTGCTCCATGAAGTCAAAGTATCTTGCTACTGTTTCATTCCAGTGTTCTCTACGACCTACATCGTCAAGGTATCGGCTGTATCTTGATTTAGCGATGAAGTTGTTGTACGGACTCATTGTGTATTGTGTCATTTATTATCTTACTTCCTTCTCTAGTTTATCGGCATTCTCCTCGATGCGGTCAGAGAACAGTTCTACAATGTCTTCGCTAGTGATGTTTAATAGCTCCAACAAGGTTATCTCATCAAGCTCTATAAGTCGCTCTTTAATCTCGTGCAGTAATAACGGCATCTTTTTCTTTCTTGATGAGGTATTCTAAGTAGTGCTTGGCTTTTTCTAAGTCTTCCACACCATTCTTATATTTATAGCGTAACAAGTATTTTAACACATTTCCAGAATAATAGCACAGCTCCCATTCGTCAATGATTTCCCACGGTTGAATTGCTCGTTTGTAATGGTCTCCAGCTACTTGACGAGACATAACATCACCTGCGTCTTCATTGCCTTCAGCATAGGCTTTATAGACCTTCTTAGTGTTCTCAGCCCATGCTTCGTAAGTATCTCCTAGGTTAGGCATCGCTACTGGTGATGAATACATATTATGGTTTCCGCTCATCAAGCAACCCCTTTGATTTTAATACCTTTTTTAACCGCTGTAGTCCCTTGACTCCACGAACCGCAATCACGGCATTGATACCTCTGGTATGTTCCTGTTGTTGCCAAAGAGAATCCACGCTTCTGTATCTTCGACGAAGCACAGCTTGGGCATACATGATTGTCCGTATTAAGATTGTGATTTGGAAGCGATTTAATCCAAGGAAGAAGCTTATAGTAAAGCTTCTCCAATAAGATGACATCCTGGATGTTGTACTTTTCCATACGACTCCAAGCTGCGTTATCTTTGTCCATACACTTAAGCCAGAGTTCAAATCCTTCATGTTCTACTTTCTTTCCTAATCCTAGTTGCTGTGAGACATAATCTAGTTTGTTAGAAGTAAACCTAAAGTTGCTCCTAACAGTACGCAGTAAGTCAATCTTCTTAGAAGGAGATGGTGGATTAAGATTATGTAAGAGAAATTCCTTGTTGAGAATAGGTAGGTCGAACTTATTGCCATTATAAGTAACAAGACCGTCTGCTTGGTCGATAAGTCCATGTATACCTTTCAGCATCTTCTTACGAGATGATTTATGGATTGAGTCAAACACAACTTCTTTATCACCGAGCCACTTGGCACAGTAACAAAGAACTTGCGATGAATCTATCATTTGATTGATGCCGATGTTCTGGTCGAATAAACCCCACACATAGGCGGAGTTTGGACTTGTTTCAATGTCAAGCAATAAGATTCTCATTTAACTTTCTTCTCCCATTGATAGACAAACCAAGGACCTACAACTTCTAGGGCATCAACGACTTTCTGAAACTGCTCTAAGTCTTCCTGTCCCCAGGTCTTTTCTTTAATGTCTTTCTTTAGTGCCTTTGCTGTACCAATAAGACGAGCTGCAACAATCTCATCACAAAAGTCATTGTCAACATCTATTTTAACTTCATTCATAATTTACCCCGCCATCATGTCAAATAATACTTCAGCATCAATCACCGCTAACGGTGCTCTGCCATTCTGTTTAATAATCACGATTGGTTCGTACTTACCGTGGGACTTTGCTTGGTCGTAGTAGTTGTAAACCGCTACCTTAGCTAAAGACTTGCATTCAAACACTGCTGGTATTTCTTCCTTAGCTGCTTGAGACATCACGACATCTTCACCGTGAGAACCCATTGGACAGCTTCTAAGGTCAAGCTCTGTTAACTGTGGATACCTTTCTAACAGTTGCTTTACGACCCACTTTTGTAGGTTTCGTCCCTTTGACTTGGCTGATTGTGTCTTCACGAGCTAGTACCTTTCTATTTTTAATCCATGCTTTCGGAATGTGCATTCTTGCGTTGGTTTGGTCAACAGACCAGGTAGACGCTA